GGCGTTACTATGTAACCATGCGTTATAGGTCGAAGAAAAAAGAAGCAGAGTATCGTCTTCGCAGGCCACTAGTTGAAAAACTTCTCAACGAAAGACCACTATGCGAAGCGTGTCCAGAATTTGCTGAATATGACGGCAGGGTAACTTACGCTAGAAATCGGTCTGCGGATATACATGAGATAGTTAGACGCTCTCAGGGTGGCTCAATCCTTGATGAATCAAACCTTATGGCCGTATGTCGCCCCTGTCATAACAGAATAGGAAATTATCCTCAACTCGCTTTTGAGTTGGGTTTAGCAAAACACAGTTGGGAAGAATAGCACTTCACCATTTACGCCACGTGCGAAATGACGCTGGTAATCTATAGCTAGCGCGCAATCCTTATCAATGGACAAGGAAAGCAGGTGGTCGAATCTAGCGGAGAACAGTCCACTCCGTGGCAGCGAGGTTAACACCCTCAGTACCCGCCTGTTCGCGACCGGCGGGTTTTCTGCTGTCTAGACTATTGTCTTCTTATGAACATCGCCGGCATTGACTTGTCTCTTACTTCAACTGGGTACTCAATAAATGGGGATACTGGAGTTATTGCGACTAAATACAGAGGACCAGAAAGGCTCTCTATTGTTTCTAATTTGGTGTTAGAGCTAATTGCTGACAACTCCGTTGACGTTGTGATTATTGAGGGGTACTCATTTGCTTCCCGAAACAGTCAAGCCCACAGCATCGGGGAACTCGGTGGATGCGTGAGGATGCGCCTATGGGAATTCAATGTTCCCTTTATAGATGTTCCACCAACGTGTAGGGCTAAGTTCGCTACAGGAAAAGGGAATGCGAGCAAAAACGAAGTCATATCTGCGATATCGGCAAAAACTGGAATTGTCTGGTCTGGTGCCGGTTCTGACGACAGGTGTGATGCGTGGATTTTAGAACAAATGGGTCTTGCTGCAATAGGTCGGTCTACTCATGAATGGCCGGCTGAAAATTTGTCGGCGCTAGAAAAAATTGATTGGTCACCAATGGATGGACTTTCTCGCAAAACGCTGTAGACTCACATTGTGCGTAACCGACCAATAAGCCAAGTCGACGTAGAAGAAACGCTACTCGAATTAATAGAAGAACTAGAGACAGAGACAGAAGCTTTTGAGCGTTTAGCTGAGGACTCAGCTAAAAAAGAAGCTATGTATAAAACAAATTGGGCAAAGGAATATTTGTCTGCTAAGGGCTCCATCAAGGAGCGCGAAGCCTGGTCCGACTACAAAATGGACGAGTTGATGTTTGATTATAAAATCGCTGAATCTTTGCTGAAAGCAAAACGCGAAAAACTTTTATCTCTTCGTACAAGCATCGACGCTCTCCGTACTTTGAATGCCAATATCCGAGCACAGGTGGGGCCATGACAACATCTAAAATTGAATTGCTGCGTCCTGCCCCATGGCGTACTACGCATGTTCTTCGCCCTGACCTGAAACTACTTGCTCAGTCGATAGAGCAATATGGGATTATCAGCCCCATAGTCGTTCAGCGCAGCACTGGATTCATAATAGACGGGTTCCACCGAGTGGTCACAGTGGCTACGAACAAACGTCTTGCAGCAAAGTATTCAAAATCAATGCCCGTTCATTATGTTGACTGCGATGAGGTTGAAGCCATGGTCATGCACATCACCCTAAACAGGGCGCGTGGCTCTATAGTCAATCACCATCTGTCAAGAACAATTAAAAAAATACACCAATCTGGACGCTATAGCGCGGCCAAGATGGAAGAAGTTTTCGGCATGTCAATGATTGAAGTAGACATGCTTCTTGATGGCTCCCTTATAAAAATGAGAAAAGTTTCTGAGCACAAATACTCGAAAGCGTGGGTACCAATTGAAGCTCCAGCCGGCGCAGTCGATTCGATGCAATTCGAGCGCCCCCCAAACCCCGACGAATAAAGTAAAATATTTGCATTGTCTACACTGCGAGGTAGCTATGCCAATTACGAACAACACCAGTGATACTGAAATACCATCTCCGACACGGAGGATAGCCAGGCCTGGCTCTTCGCTGCCTTCATGGTGGAAGAGGGCCACATCTTACGCTCTGCGACGCTTAAGTGACACCGTAGGCGGCGGTGGCAGGGGAAGAACTCGTGCTGGGGAGGGTAGAGGCTTGTTGCGTGAACGACGCAACGTGCGTCTTGGTCGGGCGGTATAGCCGTGCTTGTATCCGTTAGCGAGCTGACTACCTATATGGACATCAGCTTTAGTCTTAGGCAGCAAGATGCTGCTGACATGGTTTTGTCTGGTCTTCAAAGTGAACTTGAAGGTTTCTTGCGTCGCCCCATCGAAGTTGACGAGTTTGTTGAGACTCACGTAATTCCTCCTCACTTTCAGGGCGTACCCGCTACATCGTTTTTTTATGACCATAGCCTTGACACCACGGGAACAACAATTAACTACATACAGCCGTCCGTAATGATTAGCTTACGCAATACTCCCGTTGTATCTGTATCCAAGGTAATGATAAAGAACCTTTCGGAATCCGGAGTTCTTCTCGGCGAAGCAATGCGCAGACAGGTATCCGTAAGTAACGCAACTTTCTCTGGTTCGTCCGTTACGTATAGTTCTACGTCCGCACATAAGTTCACTGTCGGCCAATTCGTCGCAATAAACGGCATGGCCCCCAGTGCTCTTAATGTCCCAGGAAGGCAAATAACAGCAGTCACGAACACTACTTTTACCGTAGGTGGTTTTAGCACAAATCCTGGAGCGTTTGTTACGGGTGGAACCGCTGTGGCCACCGGGAATGACTATACGGTCCACAGATACGGCTTAGAGATGTACAGGGGTTTCCCTAACGACTTGGTAGAGGTTACGTACTCTGGCGGGTTGGATGGAGAAAACATTTCTATGTTTAAGTTGTTTATTCTTCGTGCAGCAACACGCGAAATGCAAAACATGCATGATGACGTTGTTGGCGTTAAGGACCTTAACCCTAGAAATGTTGCCCCACTCGAGACAGGGTTTACCGAAAAAGAACTTCTAGCCCTAAGACGATATAGACGCCGGAGAATTTAATGGCGTCTGTTGATGTGCGTATAGAGGGCGTAGAAAAAGCTCAAGCCAGCTTGACTGCCGCTTTTGTAAGAAGCCAAAATTTTCTCCCGCTTTTTACCAAGGCCAAAGCAGAGATAAGTGCCATGAATACGGCGAACTTTGCGCTTGGTGGCCTCCCATCTGGTGGCTGGTCGCCTCTGGACCCGGAATATGGAGCCTGGAAATCTTCAAGATTCCCCGGCGCTCCTCCGATGGTTAGAACCGGCAAACTTCTTGCAAGTCTTTCTGGAATTGGGCCAGATGCAACTTTTTCGGTAACACCCAAGTCAATGACACTCGGTACAAAAGTTGAATACGCTAAATTTCACCAGTACGGAACAACGAAAATGCCAAAGCGCAAAATCATTTTTGAACCTGCTGGTTTTGCAGAAAAATATGCAAATGATGCTGCCGATTGGGTTGTGGACGGACAGGTGACCTAATGCCAAAAGAGTTAATGCAGGGGCCTCACTCGGCCAAACATTATGTTACTGAATACCTCAAAAGCGACATCCCAACAAGGTTGGTGAAGTATCGTAATGGTTGGTCTGTGGACGACCTTACGCTTCCCACCCCAGCTGAATATCTAACATACGAGCCAATAGCTCTCGATGCATGGCCATCAATAATTACCGTTGTAATCAACGCCAAATCTTTTACCAGGCTGGAGTATGACGGCACAACGCTAGACCCTCTTTACAGGGTTGCTTATGGGATGAGAACATATGTTTGGGTGAGGACTGAGGGCCCATATGAATCGACGCTAATGCGAGACAGACTCACAACCGTCGTCAGGTCAGCCTTGCTCGATTACCCGTGCCTTACAAGGCTCGATACGTCTCGCTCGGCCAGGGTTGAGGAAACTACAATGTCAGAAGAATATTCAGACCTTACAATGCTCAAAGGCGACCGCATTCTTGCCGGAGCGTTTGTTAGTTATGACCTATTATTGGATGAGGTCATAACGAGAGAAGATGTTGGGACCGTTACCGAGTATGACCTCAGCATTAAAGGCACCGGAGACGTTTCTAACCTTAATCTCGAAAGTCTTTTTCAGGAGTAAAACGTGACACAGAACATAGATTTTTTTCATTATCTTGACATGCCAGTAAAAGAACTGCCTGTTGAGTTTTCAGGCTGTATCCAGGTACAAAATGTTTCCGGCAGAACACTCGAGGTTGTCGACGATTTGTTTGCTACCCCATTGTCAACATTTGTAGCACATGAACAGAACACCAAAGTCCTACAACTCATAGATAAAAAAATGTTAAAAGTTAGGCCATTTACGGTGTCTGCATCCGCAAAACCGCTAGAAGTCAAAGAAATTTCAAAAAAAAAGCGAACAAAAAAAGGCCAGTCAACTTCATCCCCCCGGGAACTAGAAGGTGCTGTGGCTGACTTGGCAGCCGTCATCACTGGTGAAGTCGTCGCTGAGGCTGTAGAGCCAGAAAACGTGGAACAATTAATGCATACAGGTTTTGCTGAGCAGGATGAAAAAATCGATGAATCTTCTGACGAAGGTTCGCCAGAAATAGATAATCAGTCAGTATAATCTGAGTAGTCTCGGAATAAATAGCCCATAAACTTATATGGTACGGAGGAACAAATGCCAGGTGTAATTGTAACAACGGCGGTCAGAACAGGACCAACAACTGCACAGACCGCAGCGACTGCGACCTTGTTTGTCGCCGGTTTGACCGAGCGCGGACCAGATGGCACGGTGCATCTGATTACCAGCCTTTCCGATTACCAGGACATTTTTGGCAACTCCGTTGCGGCAGGGTGGACGTACGAGACAATCGAAACCTTCTTTGAAGAGGGTGGCGCTCGTGCCTATGTGTCGCGCGTAGTTTCATCTACCGCCACAGAAGCAACTCTTGAGCTCGACAAGACCGGCGGAACCCCAGTTATTACTCTAACTGCCGCAGGAAAAGGAACATGGTCTCACAGCGATGTTCTTACTGCCGCAGTTACCCAGCCTTCAGCTGGCACAAATTTCCGGGTGGCTATTTATCTCAACGGAATCCTTGTGTACAGAACTCAAACCCATACGACTGTCGCTGCTGCTGTTAATGAAATTAACAACAGTGCCGTTGCTGCACTGTACGTGACAGCTACGGACGAAGGAGAAACAGGAATTCCTGCAGTTCTAGCAGAAGCATCCTTCAGTGGCGGAACAAACGGAAACGCGATTGCTGCTGCCGATGTCGTTGACGCAGTAGAGCTTTTCACCGAAAATCTAGGACCTGGTTCGGTTTGTGCTCCTGGCTACACTTCGCAGACAGTGCGCGAAGGATTGATAGCCCACGCTGCAGCGAACAGAAGAATTGCTCTTCTCGGATTTGATAAGGACGACTCAGTCAATGACGCAATCGGCGCGCTTGAGGACTATTCAGACCTCGAGAACGCAGAGTTTGCAGCGTTCTTTTACCCATGGGTGAAGATACCAAATGGAACTCTAACTAAGACAATTCCTTGTGAGGGATATGTTGCAGCAAAGAGAGCACTTGTGCACAACACTTATGGTTCATGGAATCCATATGCAGGTGAGCGCACGCAGTCGAACTTCGTCACTTCCCCTCATGTGGTGTTGTCAGGCTCGGAAGCAGAAGCTCTTGATGCCGGGTTTGTTAACGCAATCAAGGTGATTAACGGCACGACACGAATCTATGGTGCTCGTTCAGCATCAAACGACACGGATAACTTCAGGTTCATCATTGCTCGTGAGGTTCTTAACCAGGTGGTCTATGAAGCAGAAATCGCTCTAGAGGCTCTACTGTTTTTGCCAATCGACGGACGCCGTTCCACTTTCTCCAGAGTCGCATCAACGCTTACTGGAATTATGGAAAGAATTCGTATTGGCGGTGGCTTGTATGAAGCATTTGACGCCAACGGCAAGCAGATTGACCCTGGTTACACGGTCCAAGTCAACGATGCGATTAACCCGCTTACACAGTTGGCTACAGGAGTTATTAAGGCAAAAGTTGGCGCTCGCGTCAGTTCTGTGGGCGACCGCATAGAAGTCGAAATAACAAAGTCCAATTTAACTTCAACATTGGTATAACGGAGGAATAGCAAATGGCAACTTCAAAGTTGGCTCAGAGGCAAATTATTGCAGAAATCACACCACTTACTGGTGGCGATGTAACGGGACCTGCCCTGAGTGGATATTTTGCTCAAGTTTCCGGTGGCGAGATTACAGCGTACGTGGAAAAAATATACACAGGCGGAAA